GGCATCGACCACGTCGAGGATCTTGGCGCCCACCTCGATGAGGAGGGAGCGCTCGATCGCGCCTTCGAGGGTCGAGATGTCGAGTCGGCTGGCAGCCTGTTGTAACCGGGACTCGGCCTCGCGCAGGAGGCTGAGTGTCATCACGGCGCGGCAGCGGTCGGCCTTGTCGAAGAGGACGCGGACGCGGGCATCGTTGACGATGACGGTGGATTGACGGCTCATTTGGGCTCCTCCCTGTGGCTGCCGCGTTCGAGGTCGGCCCGCGTGACGCGGGTGAAGGTGTAGTGGTTGGCCTTCCAGCGCTTGGCGCGCAGGGCCTTGTCGCGCTCGTGCGGAGTGAGCGGTTCGCGCCGCTCGCGCTTGAAGCTGCGGCTCATGCCGGCACCAGGTACTTGGCGCGGAGGGAGCGGGACATGCGAGCGGGATGCTCGATGGGCACGACATGGCTGACGCGGGCGAGGCGTTCCACGCAATGCGTGGTGCGGTGGCCCATGGTGTAGGTGAAGGTCTTGCGGTGCTCGCGCTTGAACAGCACGCCATCCTCACGCTGGTGCGCAGACTCGAATGCCGAGAACTTCGGCGAACTGGTTGCGATCTGGGCGACGTGACGGACGTTGTTGGGCAACGAAAGAATCTTGCGAGTCATGGTCATCTCCGGGTGAACGCGAGCAGCGGAATTGCTGCGCGCAAAAAAAAGGCCACGCACATGCGTGGCCTTGGGGGTGAGCAGGCGAGGGTGGATCAGGCGTTCGGCGAGGTCATCGCCTTCTCGAAGCGCGAGCGGGCCGACTTCGGCAGCGCGGTCAGGAAGGCCATCACCATCTGCTGCTGGCCCTGCACCAGAGCGCGCAGCGCGGCGATCTCATCCGTGCTCGGCTGCGTATCGGGCGCGACCACCGTGGACTTGTCGGCCTTCGGCTGCTGCTGGCCGAACGCGGCCGAGACCGTGAGCGACTGGCCGTTGGTGAGCGCCTGCTTCACGCGCATCCAGCGCTGACGCTTGTTGTCGCTGGTGGTGCTGCGCGCGAGGACGTCGTCGCAGCGCTTGAGGGCTTCGGCGCGCAGCGCGGGGTTGGTCTGGACGGCCGAAAGGACCTGCTTGACGGTGGCATTGGCGAGAGTGGACATAGGTATCTCCTGTTACATGTGGATATGTTGATAGATTGCGTCTATCGGCGGCGATCGTCGTCGATCGTGCAGCCATCTAACTCCCCTAAAGGGAAAAAGCGTGTACAATCAAGGACTTGCACACCCTACATAAGGGTGTGAGAAGGCTGCAACTTCAACGACTTGCCGCCGAGGTCATCGAATCAACGCCCCCAGAGGGGTCGGTGCGGACACCCGGGGGGCGGGTGTTGGCCCCGCCGGCGGGAGTCCCAGGTTTGTTGTCACCTCCCCTGGGCCTCGATCTCCCGCAGCAATTTCAAACACGACCCGGACGACCGCGACACCCGGCATGGCGATGCTCTCGCCGTGAAATGGACACCACCGCCTAATTCCCCGTGGCACCTCGCCGCCGCCGTCGCCCCGACGAAGAGCACCCCGACTACGGCCCGGTCCCCGTCACCTGCGGGCACTGCGGATACGTCATGCACCGAAAGGCCAGCAAGGTCGGCGACTACCGCCACTGCTCCTACCAGTGCCGGCGGGCCGCCGCGCTACTCGCCCGACCCGAGCGCATCCCCAACCTCCCGCGCGTCAAGTCCTACCGGCATGACGCCAAGCGGATGCGCCAAACCTCACTGAGGCTCGACCAGTTGGCCACCCCACGAAAGTTCTCGCCGCTCACTCCCACGCAAGCCGCCCAGCTGCGCGGCGTGATCGCGCGCGACATGGTCGACCACATCAACGCCGCGCACGAAGTCCTGGCCGGCACCCGCACCTGGACGCCCGTGCAAGCCAACCTCTTCAAGACCCTCATGGCCAAGGTCGTCCCAGACCTGTCGGCCTCCTACTCCCAAAAGGAAATCACGATCCGCGACACCAAGGGCCTGTCCATCGCGGACCTGGAAGCCATCGTGGCCGGCGCCCAACCCCTGGAGAACGTCCTTGAACACGACCCCGAAGCACTCCCCGCGCCTGGCCCCATCAACAGCGAGCCCCGAGGATCTGGCGCGCGCGCTGCAGTCGCTGAACCTGTCCAAGATCCCGCCTGAGCACCGCCACGCGGCCGTGGCCGACACGCTCACCGCGTTCATGGCTGACACCCTGGCCGACCGCAAGCTGGCCGTGCAGGTCGCCGGCGCCCGCCTGATCGAAGCTTCGCGCCAAGCAGCCACGCCGCCGAAGTCCATCATCGTGGCGTAACCGCCGATGACGGCGCCGCTACCGCCAGGTCAGGTCTCCGCCTCCGGCGCTGCCGGCGTAGCCGCGCGCGCCTCCACCTTGGCTATGCGCCAGGAGGCCGCCCGCCGCCTGCTGGCCCTCAAGCGCGCACAGACCTCCTACGAAGGCTTCGTTCGCCTCGTCCACCCCGACTGGATCTTCCCGAGCTACCAGCTCTGGCTGATGCGCGTGCTCGATCTCTTCGAGCGTGGCGTCCTGCGCCTGGCCCACATCGACCAGCTGCGCGATGACCCCGAGCTTCCCGAGCTGGACCTCGACACCGCTTCCCCCATCCTGAACAACCTGCTCGTGACGATGCCGCCGCGCTTCGCCAAGAGCACGCACTGCACCGTCCATTTCCCCGCCTACCTGATGGGCCGCGACCCGCGCCGCTTCATCATGACGACCAGCTACAACCACGAGCTGGCCAACGGCTTCGGCCGCGAGGTGCGCAACCTCACCCAGGACCCGGAAGTCCAGGCCGCCTTCCCCGACCTGGCCCTCGCCAAGGACTCCCAAGCCTCCGACGTCTGGCACACCACGGCCAAGGGCGCCTACTACGGCATCGGCCTGGGCGGCACCACCTCTGGTCGCGCCGCCAACTTCCTCATCATCGACGACCCCATCAAGTCCCGAAAGGAAGCCGACTCCCTGACCAAGCGCAAGGACGTCTGGGACTACTACAGCTCGGCCCTGTCGACCCGCTTGCAGCCCGACTCCGATGGCGCCCCGCCCAAGCAGTTGGTGATTCTCACCCGTTGGCATCCCGACGACCTGGCCGGCCGCCTCATGGCCAGCGACGACTGGAAAGATGGCCTCTGGGGCCATATCAACATGCCGGCCATCGTCGATGCCAACACGCCGGTCGAGCGCGCTCTGTGGCCCGAACGCTTCCCGCTCGAGGCCCTCAAGCGCCGCGAGAAGATCAACCCGCGCGAGTTCGCCGCCCTCTACCAGCAGACGCCCTACATCGCCGGCGGCAACCTGTTCCGCCAAGAATGGTGGCAGACCACGCCCGACGACATCACCGCCGACATCGAGCGCGGCGAGTTTGCCAAACACTTCGTGGCCATCGTCGTCAGCGCCGACACCGCCTTCAAGACCAAGGAATCCAACGACTACTCGGTCATCACCATTGGCGGCCTGACCGCCAGCGGCGACATCCACATCCTGAACGTCATGCGCGGCCGCTGGGAATACCCGGACCTGCGCCAACGCCTCATCGCCACCAACGCGCTCCTCCGCGGCAAGGGCCTGCGTGGCCTCTACATCGAGGACAAAGCCTCCGGCCAATCCCTCATCCAGGACCTGCGCCGCGAAACGGGCCTGGCCGTCATCCCCCACAAGGTCACGCACGATAAGTCCTCGCGCGCCAACCTGGTCACGCCCCTCATCGAAGGCGGCCGCGTCTTCCTGCCGCGCACAGCGCCCTGGCTCGACGCCTTCATCGAAGAAACCAGCGCCTTCCCCTCAGCGCCCCATGACGACATCGTCGACTCCCTCGTCATCTGCCTCGATGCGATGTCCCGCATGCGTGTGACCCCGAGCGGCCAGGACATCAACCTCCTGCACTCCGCTCCCCTGGCTCCCACCCAGGACTCCCTGGCTGCAAAGCTCGCCTCACTCGTTGGCCACAAGATGCACCTCTCCGCCAACATCCCAGGCGCCGTTGGCCACGTTGCCGCCAACCAGCCCTACACACCCATCTGGAAAGGGTGGGGCGAGTAACGCCACACCCCTCAACCGGACGACCCCAACCCTCGTCGTCCGCATCCTCCGCGCATGGCGCAGCACACCTCCTATCGCGAAATCCAGTACGACCCGCGCACCGATGGCGGTGTCATCGTCGACCTGTCGCGCCACATCAACAAGCTCGTCGCCTACGAGGACATCAGCGCCGACTTGAGCGAAGAGGAAGAGAACAAGCTCGTCGACTACATCAAGGCCATGGTCGAGATGTCCTACCGGCGCATCTCCAAGCGCTATGACCACTGGCTCTTGGCCGACCGCGCCCACGACGTCTGGGTGCCACCCGAGGCCACCGCCTTCCGCGAGAAGGCCGTCATCGCCGACACGCGCGCCATCGCCGACACCGTGCTCACCTACATGATGGCCGCGCTCGCCGGCCGCAACCCGATGTTCCAGCTGGAGGGCGCCAACCGCCAATCCCGCAAGGTGGCCCCGCTCCTGGAGCGCGTCCTCCACCAGCAGATGCGCCGCACCGGCGCCGAAGCCCGCATCGCCCAGCTCCTGCTCGACTCCATCCGCTACGGCTTGGCCCCCACCAAGGTCGTCTGGAACGCCAAGACCAACCAGAACCAGATCGTCAACTTCGACCCGCGCCGCTTCTTCCCGGACCCGCGCGTCTCCTGGGGCGACTGGGACGCCCTCCAGTACGTAGTCTTCTCCGACTTCGTCAGCTACGGCGCGCTGGCCCAGTCCGGCCTCTATCCGAAGCTCAAGCTCTTCCCGGCGCTGCGCAATCGCATTGGCACCGCCCGCGCGGGCTGGGACGCTCACCGCTACCACCGCGAACACGGCAAGGGCCTGTCTATCGACCCCGCCCAGCCCATGGAGCGCGGCAACGCGCAGGCCGGGCGCTTCTCCCTCGGCGACGCCCGCGTCGTCGACGAAGCCTGGTTCACGATCAGCGGCGCCGAGATCGGCGTCCCCGGCATCGAGCAGATCTGGCTCGTGGCCACGCTCCTCGACGAGGAGGTGGTCATCCGCCTCCAGCTCAACCCGAACGGCCGCCAGTTCCCCACGGTCATTGGCGGCCTCTACTACGACGCCCACAAGACCTACAGCCAGTCCCTCTACGACCTGCTGCTGCCCATGCATGACATCGCCACCTGGCTGATGCGTTCGCGCATCGACAACGTGCAGGCCGCCCTGAACAACCTGATCTTCGCCGACCCCACGATGGTGTCGATCCCCGACCTGATCGACCGCAACCCGTGGGGCATCGTGCGCACCCTCCCTGGCGCCAAAGCCGGCGAGGGCTTCTTCATCGCCAACATCCCCGACGTCACGCGCGGCCACTGGAACGACATCAACGCGATGTCCGAACTCAAGCAGCGCGTCTCGGCCGCCTCCGACGCGCAGCAAGGCATGCCCACCGGCGACGTGCGCACGGCCACCGAGATCCAGCGCCTCACCCAGCTCGGCAGTCAGCGCC